CTGCGACGGGCACGGGTAACACCTACACCTTCTTTGTCAAGACCACGGTCACTTCCAACGGCTATGTCATCAAGGTGGCTGATGCTACGGATGTGATGTCGGGCAATGCCCTGCTGCTTCAGGACGCTGCTGACACGGTTGTCGGTTTTGAAGCGGCTGCTTCTGACGACACCATCACCATGGACGGCTCCACCACGGGCGGTCTGGCTGGTACGCGCATCCTTCTGCAGGATGTGGCCACCAACCTCTGGTCGGTGCAGATGGTCGGTGCGGCCACGGGTACTGAAGCGACTCCGTTCAGCGCCACTGTTTCGTAATTGAAGGGGCTTCGGCCCCTTCTCTCACAACGAGGATACCATGGCTGACGCAGTAACTTCACAGACGATCTTCGATGGTGCGCGTAAGGCCATCATGAAGTTCACCAACATTTCCGATGGTACGGGCGAGTCGGCCGTACTGAAGGTGGATGTTTCGGCACTGGCCGCGCAGGACGGGGCCACTTGCACTTCGGTCAACATTGAAAAGATCGAAGCAATCACGCAGGGCATGGCGGTCGACATTCTTTGGGATGCTGATACCGACGTGATCTGCCTGACCATCGGAACCGACCAGTTTCAGACCTACGACTTCACCCGCTTCGGCGGCTTGCCCAACAATGCTGGTGCAGGCAAAACGGGTGACATCAGGTTCACGACAATCGGCCATGCTTCGGGTGACCGCTACACGATCATTCTGGAGATGATCAAGAATTATGGCTAAGTACCAAGGCAAGTCTGTCACGCTGAATAAGCCCCGCCGCATTGGTGCGGGCGAGCCCGGTGCTGGTAAGAAAAAGTCCGTGGTCTATGTCAAGAACCCAAAGTCGGGCAAGGTCAACCGTGTTTTGTTCGGTGACCCGAACCTTTCCATCAAGAAAGACCAGCCCGGTCGCAAGAAGAACTATTGCGCCCGGTCTGCGGGGCAGGGCAACCTGACCAAGAAAACCAGTGCGAACTATTGGTCGCGGAAAGCGTGGGATTGCTGATGCCTATGACTCGTGGAAGCATGGAAAAGCAGATTGAGCCTTGGAACAGCCCGAACCCCAAGAAGCGCGGCACCAAGCTCAAGGGCAAAAAGGGATACGGCTCTGCCAAGGCCGCTGCCGACAAGAAGTTCGGTGAAAAGACGAGCCTTGTCAAGAATATGTATATCGCTAAAAAGATGAAGAGGAAATAACGATGCCGAAGGGTTCATACACCGCTGGCGGTAAGTCCGACATGCCCAAGAAGGTTTCTGACCGCATGCGTGACAGCCGCAATATGGAGCGCATGGGCAAGGCTGTTGATGACATGCGCAAGAAAATGAAGCCGCGCCTGAAGGGTAAGGACGGTGATCCGTTCATTGAAACGCAGGCGGGCAGCATTAGCACCGTCAAAAAGGCGATGGGGGGTATGATCAAGAAGCCTGTGATGGGCAGACCCGCCCGTCCAATGGGGGGTATGGCACGCACCTTCAACAAGGGCGGCATGGCAAAGAAGGGAAAGTAATTATGGCCTGCAAAAAGTGTGGCAAGATGAAATGCTCTTGCGGGGGCATGGTTAAGAAGCCTGTCAAGAAAGCCATGGGCGGTATGGTGCGGGCTCGTTCCAGTACCCCCCGCGACACCGGGCCTACCAATATCGGTTCCCGACCTGATGTCAAGCGTCCGAGGTCTGAGTTCATGCAAGCAATGAGAACGTGGCGTCAGTCGCGTCCTGAGCGCCCAGCCGGAACAAAAGGCATGGACTGGCGAAACTCCACAGCCTACACGAGCTGGCGAAACTCGCGCCCGCCGATGCCGCCGAGACCTGAGCGCCCCACTGTTCCTCCGAATCGTCCCGCTGGCGGTGGTCGCCGCACATTTAGGAAAGTTTGATGGCAACCTCTGGTTCCAAGGACTTTGAACTGGACGTTTCCGACTATGTGGAGGAAGCGTTTGAACGCTGCGGTCTTGAGGTGCGTACAGGTTACGACCTCAAGACGGCGCGGCGTTCGCTCAATCTGCTGTTTGCAGACTGGGCAAATCGGGGTCTGAACCAGTGGACTATTCAGTCTGGATCGACTTCCCTTGTGGCCAGCACGGCCAGCTATACTTTGACTGCCGATGTGATTGACATTCTGTCGCCCATTGTACTGCGCACGGGCACCGGAACGGGTCAGTCAGACATTCAGGTAGAGCGTATCAGCCGGGGCGACTACGTCAATATCCCCAACAAGAACACTGTGGGCAGGCCAGTGCAAGTGTTCATTGATCGGCAGACCACGCCTGTAATCAAGGTGTGGCCTGTGCCAGATACCGCGTACACGCTGGTTTACGACAAACTGGTGCGCTTGGATGATGCTGACGCCTACACGAACACCGTCCAAGTGCCTTTCCGCTTCTACCCCTGTCTGGCGGCAGGGCTGGCCTATTATCTGGCTCTGAAACGTGCTCCTGATCGTGTACAGCTTTTGAAAGCTGTCTACGAGGAGGAGTTTGACCGTGCCGCCGCAGAAGATCGCGACCGCGCGAGCCTGCGCATCACTCCGGGCCGGGGGTATTTATGAGCTTTGCAGTCGGCAAAAGGGCGCTTGCGATTTGCGATCGGTGCGGTCAGCAGCTTCGGTATCGGAGCCTGCGCACTGAATGGCAAGGGCTGCGCGTTTGCCCAAGCTGTTATGAACCCAAGCACCCGCAGCTCGGGCCGTTCAAAGTCCCGCCAGAGCCGCAGGCGCTCTACAAGCCCCGCCCTCAAGCTGCCATGGGCCTGACTGTTCCCGTAGGTGAGAACAGGGTGTTCCCGCCGTGGCAGAACGGGCCATTGCAATTGATCGCGTCCGTAGGGACGGTTGAGGTGCTTACCTGATGGCATACACTCTTGCACAGTTGCAGCAGGCGATTCAAGACTACTGCCAGAACAGCGAAACGACGTTTGTCGCAAACATCGACAACTTCATCCGCAATACTGAAGATCTTATTCTTCAGTCGGTGGACCTGGAACTGTTCCGCAAGAACGTCACGGGCAATATGACCAGCAGCAACAAGTATCTGGCCAAGCCGACAGACTACCTGTCTTCCTTTTCACTGTCTATCACGGTAAGTGGTGAAAAGCAGTTCCTTTTGATGAAAGACGTTAACTTTTTGCAGGAGTTTGCTCCGGGCAGCAGCACGGGCGTGCCGAAGTATTATGCCCCGTTTGATGTCAGCAACTTCATCATTGCACCGACCCCGAACAGCAATTACGCCGTGGAGCTGCATTATTTCTACCGTCCGGCAAGCCTTGCTGATGCAGGCAGTAGCGGCACCACATGGTTGAGCACCAATGCTCCGATGGCAATGCTCTATGGGTGCCTTGTGGACGCCTACACCTTCATGAAGGGCGAGCCTGATGTGATGGCTCAGTACAAGGAAATGTTCGGCATTGCTCTGAGCCGCCTTAAGGATTTGGCCGAGGCCAAGGAAAATACAGACGCATACCGTATGGGTCTGCCCACAAGAGCGAGGTCATAATGCAGAGCGGTTTGAATTTGGGGCCTGTGCAGGTCCACACAACGCAGGACAGGGGTCACACCCCTGAAGAGCTTGCCAAAATGTGTGTGGACAAGCTAATGTATATTTCTAAAGACGCTCCTGAAGTCATCCGTCAGCAGGCGGAAGCTTACCGCGCCCACATGTACTACATCATCGTATCGTACATGCACAGAGCCGTAGACTCAAGCCGCACGACACTGTGCGCGGAATTGGCAAAGCAGGGCCACGGTGATGTGGCCGAACTGATAAGGAGACTTTGACATGGCTATTTCTCAGGCCCTGTGCACCAGCTTCAAAGTGGAGCTTATGACGGGCCATCATGCGTTCGGCACCACTGTCGTGCGCGCGGGTACGAGTGCGGATACCTTCAAGATCGCACTGTTCACTTCTTCGGCCACGCTGGGGGCTACCACCACGGCCTACAGCAGCACTGATGAAGTTGCCAACGGCAACGGTTACACGACAGGGGGCAATACCCTGAGCGTGTCGCAGGCCCCGACTTCCACCAGCACGACCGCTTGGTTGGATTTTGCTGACAGCACTTGGTCTGCTTCCACCATTACGGCACGCGGCGCGTTGATTTACAATGATACGCAGGGCGACCGGGCGGTGGCTGTTCTGGACTTCGGTTCTGACAAGTCGTCTTCGTCTGGTGACTTTACGATCGTATTCCCCACGGCGGACTCTTCGAACGCGATCATCCGCATTGCTTAAACTTTAACTCCGTTCAGGAGAACTGATCGTGGGTTGGGGCAGAGGCACATGGGGCAGCGGCGCTTGGAACACCGACCCGGTTAGTGTCGACGTTCTTGGTGTCGTCGGCACGACTGCGCTTGGCACCGTCACTGTTTCTGGTGCAGCCGTTGTAACAGAAACCGGGCTAACGGGCACGACTGCGCTTGGCACCGTCACTGTTTCTGGTGCAGCCGTTGTAACAGAAACCGGGCTAACGGGCACGACTGCGCTTGGCACCGTCACTGTTTCTGGTGCAGCCGTTGTAACAGAAACCGGGCTAACGGGCACGACTGCGCTTGGCACCGTCACTGTTTCTGGTGCAGCCGTTGTAACAGAAACCGGGC